AGTTGTTAGTGTAGGAGTATCTGGATCGTCGTCGACCATTACCATACAATAGTCGCCGATAGCACCAACCGAAGCTAAAGGACCGCCTGTGCCAGAATCGACTTTAGTCGAATCTGTAATTACACGAGGAACTTTGTTAGTAAACTTTTGTCCGCCACGTGTTGTTACAGGTGCACCGTTCCATTCAAAAATACCAAATGCTGTAATACTAGTATCTAGCCAGTGTGTTCCATTGGCTGGATTTGAATCTGGTTCTGTAGCGCGAGCATCTAGTTGATTTAGATCTAAATCAGCACGTACAACAAATGCACGATTGCTAACACCTAATAAACTATATGCGGCTTGTAAACCGTATTCGTTTTGCTCTCCAGCATGGATAGGATTGTTATTCGAATCTGTCTTAAAGACTGGATCTCCGAATACATCACCTAAGTCACGCTGACTTGTTAGAAGATAAACTTCTCCAGCGTTGGCTTTAAGTGTGCCCGGGGCGGTTCCGGTACCTCCGCTGTTTGCTTTGTTTTCAGCAGAGGCAACAATTACTAGTGGTACTGTGCCAGGAGCTGCTGGTGTATAAAACGATTCGTCAATTACTTTGACTTCTACGCCTGGTGAACTTAATGCCATCTTGGAATCTCCTAAGGTTTTTGTTCTACTAGTATTTATTGGAAAGTATCAAAAAATACCTAGTAATAACAGACCAAAAAGGGATCAAAAAGGGCAGTTATAAATAGCTTTATGACTAGACCATTATGTACATGCGGGTTGAGACCCGCGGCGATAAACTATCAAAAAGCAGGAAAGATTTATTACAGATCTAAGTGCGAATCTTGTCTTAGGTACGGAGGTACTGCTAAAGGACTGCCTAAATGGTATCAAGATGGTTATCGCATAAAGCTTGTTTGCGACAAATGTAATTTTAAATCAAAATACAAAGAACAGTTTAATGTTTATCACATAGACGGCAATCTCAATAATACTCGTCACAGTAATTTAAAGTCTGTATGTGCTAATTGCCAGAGGCTGTTACATAAAGAAGGGTTTCAGTGGCGTCGTGGCGATCTTCTACCAGATTTCTAATTTGTTCAAACAGTTCATCTATGGTAGAATTGTTAGAAATAGTATGATCAATATCCCCGCCAACCCAGCTAGTTTCACTAGCGTGTATCCCTAGACGTTTTAATTTATCGGTACTAAGCAGCCAGCTCATATTACCGCTTCCTTCGTTCATGTTAACAGCGTCTTGATACCATTCAGGGTCATCACCGCGTTTGATGCGAACAACAATGCCGCCTGCATTATGAATTGCTTGAATTTCGTTAGGAAATCGCACATCACTGATTACAATATTATCAGCGGTTTTACGCATTTTGTTTTCAAGACTAGCAATCCAGATATCGTCATGAAAGCTTTTGCGAAGCACGTCTGTACCCCAATATTGTAAAACCCAACGAGGTGTTAGGTTAGGCATACCTAGGCGTTCTGCCCACCACATGTCAACTTGCTCTCGCCATTCACGGGCTTCTTTAGTACGCCCTTCAAGTAAGGTTCGATCCCATCCAAAAACACAAGCTACTGCATCTTTAAGTGTGTTAGCAAACGAGTCTCGTCGATATCCATGAAAATTTACCAAGTAATCTGCGGCAGTATCTTTGCCTGAACCAATAAAACCAACAAAGCCAACAATCATAGTATCCCCCAGTGATACTATATATTACACGATTTTTACAAGTTTGTCAATAGTGATTATACGCCATATTTGTTGCGTTTGGGCTTTGCAACTGGACTTGTTATGTTTGTAGTTTCGAGCTCTAGACTACGCATATCGCCTTTGTTTAGATCTTGATAGTCTGCACCTACTACTTTAGCAGCCTGTTTGAACATTTCATGTTCAACTTCTGTATAGGGATGAATTGTTTTCTTTTTACCGTGCCAGCTTTTGCCATCAATGTCTGGTTTAGTTTTGCCATCTGTACTGGCCATTGCTTGTCCTAATTTAAAAGCTACATAGTCACTGTTAGCACGTTCAGAATCGCCATATATAGTTAATCCTCTACTAGATTGACTTTGACGTTTAGTAGGTTTAGGTTGACGTACTTCTGTAATAACTTCGTAGATTTTCATATTAGCCTATAATAAATGTATATCCAGTTCCGCCAGAAATTAAAGTTTCAAGTTCTTTATCTAATTTTTCAACTTCAGCTTTTCCGTCAGCTTTAAGGTCGCCGCCATTTAAACTGCCGCCGCCTTGCGGGCCTGCAATACTTGAAAACTTACTACGAGCTTCACCTAACATTAATTTACAGTTTGCAAGTGTATAATCTTTAATCCATTGTCTTGCATACAGATCTTCAATAATAACATAATCAGGTCTGTAATTTTGGCAGCGTAACATTATAGTTTCGCCTTCTGTAAATGGACGTTGTAAAATTCGCAAAGTTTTACTAGACTGGATCCATTGAAATTCAATGTAGCTACCAAACATTTTACCAATTGTTTCTTGATAGCTAGCAAACATAAAATATGTAGCAATACCACCTAACATAGTTGAATTTAATAGGTATGTGTTAGTATAGGCTAAGTTAAATGGTTCAAAGTTTGTACCGGTTCCGCCGCCTGTTCTAGATCCCAGCGTTCGTCTAAAAACACTTTGCACATTAATAACTTCTTGAGGAAGAATATAATCATTGCGATCTTTTTCTAATTCTAAGAACATGTAACTTTCTTCTACACTGTTAGGACTACGCTGTCTAAAGCGAGTTAGTGCTTTTTCTAGTGCTGTTTCATAATGAATAGGATCGAGCTCAACATCGATCATGCCGTCACCTAGCATAGTGCGACAATAATCGAATACTTTTTGTTTAACGGCTTGCGGATTATCTGACATTCCAATCTCCCTATGTATTTATTCGCTAAATATTAGACTATGCCCCGTTTATCAATTTACAAGCCAGAAAAAGGTGCTGATTACAAGTTCTTAGATCGTAATATTTCTGAGATGTTTCAAGTTGGCGGAACTGACGTATATCTGCACAAATATCTAGGCCCTAGAAATCCTAGTTTAGAAGAAGCTACAGCAGACCAACCCAGGTATGATGCTGTAAAAGAAACTAACATACAAGACTTGTTGTTGTTAGAAAATCGTGATAGAAAATACGATACTAGCATTTATACTCTTAGAGGTATCTATAATGTTTCCGATATTGATTTTAATTTAAGTCAATTTGGACTTATGATTGACAATGATACAGTTTTTATGACTGTACATATTAATGATTTTGTCAGTATGATCGGACGTAAACCTTTAGCGGGAGATGTTATAGAACTTCCACATTTACGTGACGAGTTTGCTCTTAACGACTTTGATGTAGCACTACCTAGATACTTTGTTATTGAAGAAGTAGGTCGTGCTGCTGAAGGATTTAGCCGTACATGGTATCCACACTTATACAGATTAAAATTAAGAAAAATAGTAGACAGTCAGCAGTATAAAGAAATTTTTGACAAGGCTATTGTAAATCCTGTTACTGGGGAAGCTACTAATCAAACATTAAGAGATGTACTAAGTAACTATAATAAACAGCTTCAAATTAACGATGCAGTAATTGCTCAAGCGGAAGCAGATGTGCCTAAGAGCGGTTTTGAGACACAACATTATTACACACTGGCCTTAGACGAAAACGGCAACCCTGCTTTAAGAACAGCAGACGAAACTGACATCGATGCTAGTGCAATCACGTTAGATGCCAGTTTAATGAACGAACGTGCAAAACGTGCCGGATACAGTGGTTATTTGATTGGTGATGGGATTCCACCTAATGGTGCTGATTTTGGGTTTGGTATACAATTTCCTAACTCGGCACTAAAAGATGATTTCTTTTTACGTACTGATCTTATGCCTAACAGGCTGTTTAGGTATGACGGTAAACGTTGGATCAAAGTTGAAGATGCAGTTCGACACACAATTACTAATACAGATAATAGAAATACTCAAAAAACTGGATTTATCAATAACACTAATTCAGCAGTTATTGCTGGAGATAATATTCAAGAACGTCAGAGTCTTTCTAAAGCACTTAAACCTAGGGCAGATTTCTAATGCAATATTTTTACGACGGACAAATAAGAAGATATCTTACACAAGTTATTAGAATGCTTAGTAATTTTGTAGTACAATATGGAGACGGAACATTAGTTAGAGTTCCTGTTATGTATGGAGATCAAGATCGACAGGCAGCATTTATTGTAAATCAAAATAGCGAAAATACTGTACCAACTGCTCCTCGTATTGCTGTTTACGTTAATGACCTAGATCTAGCTAGAGATAGATTAAGTGACAGTAGTTTTGTTAGTAAATTGCACATAAGAGAAAGAGATATTGATGATGCTACTGGTGACTACGTCTACTCTGAAGGAGCTAATTACACTGTTGAACGATTGATGCCTACTCCGTTCGATCTTACTCTTAAAGTTGACATTTGGTCGACTAGTACCGAGCAAAAATTACAAATACTAGAGCAAATACTAGTATTATTCAATCCTAGCCTTGAACTACAAACCACTGACAATTACATTGACTGGACTTCTATTAGTGTACTAGAATTACAAGATGTAACATTCACTTCTCGCAGTGTACCAACAGGTACAAATTCTGCAATTGACATAGCTACACTTACACTTAAAACTCCTATCTATATCAGTCCTCCAGTAAAAGTTAAGAAATTAGGTATCATTACTAATATTATTGCAAATATTTTTGAAAACAAAAGTGATCCTCATTTAGATTATATAGATGGATTAGCAACAGACATAGCTGTTGGTCAGACTGACCCTGTAGACAAACTTTTTACTCAACGAGTAACTATAGGAAATTTTGACATAGTTGTTGAAACAACTATTGTTCGTGCTAGAAGTAATTCAATAGGATTCGATAACTGGTTGGCATGGGATATGCTTGTACAACAGTTTCCCGGTAAATTAACTAGCGGGTTAAGTAAAATATATTTAAAACAGCCAGACGATACTGAAGTGGTTGGATCAATCAGCTTTCATCCTACAGATTTAACTACACTAATAGCTTCTTGGGATCCAGATACGTTTCCGTCTAACACTGCTATTCCTGGTCCAGTAAGACCTATTAACGAATATGGTTTTTTTGATGCTATTGTAGATCCTACTACATTTAATCCAAAACGACCAAACAAAGAAAAAACCGATCAGCCGATAGCTGCTGGAAAAAGATACTTACTAATAGATAGCATCGGTGGTGCAATACGTGATAGATTTATATCATCAAACAGGACTAATTTAATACATACAAACACTCTTGCTAAAAAAGTTAACGATCATAAATTATATGTAAACGGTGTTGAAGTAATTTCAAATCCTCAACCTGATCCTGTATATTATGACAAACCTTCTAAAAATTTTACAGGATCAGCACAAAACGCTACATTTGATGTAACTATACATTTAGCTACAGCATCTTATAGTGCAGTAATTAATAATACGGGGTCAGGATATGCCCCCGGTGATAAGGTGCGAGTTAGAGGTAGATTTTTAGGCGGTGTTAATATCACAAACGACTGTTTAATTACTGTACTAACAGTAAATGGCAGTGGTTCAATTTTAACATTTAATGTTAAGGGTATTCCGCCTGATAGAGAATTTATTATTGTTGCTTCTAACATGATAGATCCAGACGACGAAATCGAGTACGAGCTAAACGTAAACGAAGACGGTCCAGATGCGTGGAAAAATTCTAACGGCACTGACGGGTTAGCCGAAGCTAATGACATTATCGAATGGGATGGTACTAAGTGGGTAGTAATTTTTAGTGCTGACGAGGTTACTGATAACATAGTATACCAAACTAATTTCTATACAAATACACAGTATAAATGGAACGGTGTACAATGGAGCAAATCATTTGAGGGCGAGTATAAGAGGGGACAATGGAGAATAGCTCTATAAAAACCGTTGAATGCTCCGGTGCATTAATTTGTTCTAAATCTACAAAAAGATTTTTGTTATTACAAAAAGCTGAAGGTAAGCATACAGGGTACTGGGGATTAGTTGGCGGCACTCATATAGACGGAGAGTCGGCATGGCAGGGATTGTCACGAGAAATCAAAGAAGAAATAGGCGAACAATCAATTACTAAAACTATACCCTTAGAAAGATTTGTTAGTAACGACCAACATTTTAAATTTCAAACTTATTTTTGTTTAGTAGCAGAGGAATTTATTCCGCAACTAAGCTCTGAACATTGTGCATGGGGTTGGTTTGATTTAAAGCATTTACCTAAGCCTTTACATAAAGGCCTAGATTTAAGTTTAAGAAATCGTCATTTAGAAAACAAAATTTCTACAATTATTGATATAATTGATGTGCTTTAGTGTTTTGTATATAATCGTGCTGTAGCCCTTGGAAGTCTTTTCCACGCCAGCGTACATATTTTAAATCAGGCATGTTAACATGCGATCTGTAATCAGCAAATTTATAATGTGTTAATTCCATTCTATGAGCTGTAACACTCATTTGATTTAGTTTTTCAATAGCCTTATCAATCATTGGTTGAGATAGATTTTTTCTTGCTACTTCGGGTGTAATTTGATTTGTACCTGCTAAGATCCAGCACCATATAGTCCACCCAGCAGCTCCTGGGTATCCTGGAAAATCATAAATTGATGGAATACGAGATTTACATGTTTCACGTAAATTTCTATTAAAGTCAGTAAGTGTGTTACCTGCAGAGATATACTTCCAAAACTCACTGTCATCTCTGCCTCCTAAATAATGACTGACTAAGAATTCTTTGTAGTCATCAAACATTCCGTTAACTCTTTTGTTATACAAGTTAATAGAAGCAGGATTTAGTGTGTCTTCTTTGTTATCTCTTAAAAATTCAAAACAAAAATGTTTAATTTGTTGAATAGTACTATGAATACTAGTTGCTTCTAAAGGTTCTGCAAATGAACTAGCTAGTCCTATAGCTAAACAATTTTTTACCCAGGTATTTTCTAATCTACCAGTGTCAAATCTAAATTTGTTAATAGGTGTAATACTATGGCCTAATGCTTGTTCTATCTCAGCGTGAGCTTGGTCAAACGATATAAAATCTTCACAGAATGTATAACCACATCCTTTTCGTGTTTGTACACTAGCTTCCCAGTACCATCCAGCTTTTTGTGCCCAGGCAACACTATAAGGCTTTGGTGCCTCATTTTCTTTATAATCGATAAAGAACGGTAACCCTGCATTTATTGGTAACCATTTTTTGTAACTAACCCATTTAGTTTCTAGTTTGTTCATTAGGATTCTTGAGAATCCAGATGCATCGATAAAGAAATCACTTTCATGTACGCTTTGATCTTCGAATAACAATGAGCTAATATTACCACTTTCGTCTAACTTTACGTCTACAACTTTTTTGTCAATTAATTTGCAATTACTATTCTTTAAAGTAACATTTTCTAAATAGATAGCTGCTTCTTTTGCGTCAAAGTGAAAGGCATGACTAGTCTCTTCAAATTCATGCGTAATTTTGCTTATAGGTGAAATGTCATATTCAACAAGATTACCCATAAAAGCACCTAGATGTTTTTTATCATGATTTTGTGCTACCAAATATGTAAACACATCGTCGGGAATATTACAAGTTGTTAATGTTCCATCAATAGGACCT